AACGGTGTAGTGCTGATCGAGTACAAGCTGGGCAGCTTCGAGGCGAAACTCGGGGCTAAAATTACGTCTGTTGCGTCCGGTCATAATGTCACCTGTTTTGACTGTGAGGTGATGATATCACCTCTATTCAGGTGGCCAAATTCAGTGTGCCACTACATTTGTTATTATTAACACATATAGTGACTTAATATCAGCATGGATATTTGGTGGCTTGTTTATCATAGTGTCTGGATACTTTATGATAACATTCATAACTTATAAAATAAGAAGGTATTTAGAACGTTAATAATATACCATTACAACGCAGTATAAACCCCTCAGAGCGTTCCAGTACTTTCAAGTCTATCCACAGTAATTCAACTATAACCCCGTACAGAGCGATTCAGGAGCTTTTAAAGGTACTCCTGAGTGATATATGCATGCGTAGTTTCGGCACCCCGTTGTTTTACATATATATGACTTGAAATTACATCCCCGAACCGAAGCCAATAATAATCAAACCTGTCTTTTGGCACTCTTCAGTATGTTTTTTTCCTCGACATCTACAAACATATATAGTGTCATGATGAGTGAGATAATGATCATCCTTATATCCATCTAGAGCATCATTAGTCCGTTTTATAGATGTCTTGCCAAAATCTCTATAAAAGCCCACACTCCAAAAAGACCTACGCTTCACACTATTTTTTTATATTGTGAATTTAGTATTTCATCATTTTTCAACATATCAATCCACATTTTATTGATTAGTTCGGTCGATCGCATACCAAGTTTTAATTCAAGATAAATGAAACGATCTAACCGTGTTCCTTTCTTTCTAAAAATCAAATCAACAAAAAGGTGGCTTCTACCAGTATTGTGCCTTTTATCAGTAAGAGCTCTAATCTCTCGTTTGGCTATATAACCCATATCATTTTCTAGAAAGTACTCAAATTCAATTTGTAGCCATTTTTCCCAATCATTAGTACCCTTGGCTAAGATATGGGACAATTTATTCTTTATATCTTTTTTATATAGAAATGAATAAAGAGATTCTTTTATTGTTTCTAAATCTTGTTTGCTCATGTAAGAACTCGATAAATAAATATAAATAATATAGGAGTTTATAACAATGCTTACAATAAATCAATTAGCTAAGCAATATGGTTACGATGAGTCAACCATTCGGAAAATTTGGATTATCAAAGGATTAGATCTCACAAAAACTGATGGTGAGATTAGAGAATGGATAATAACAAATATTTTAAACCCATTGCGTCATACTGATACACAAAAACAGATTCAACGTGAAAGACTCCGCAAGCTAACAGCAGAAGCTGAGGCAGCAGAAATTTCAGTACGTCAATGTATGGATGAGCTTATTAAAATCACTGTGGTACAAAATGAGCTTTCATCGTATCTAAAGCGTATACGTGATCATCTCAGGACTATCCCTAATAAAACCTATTTGGAATTATTTGAACAAGAAAACGCAATAGCTATAAAGAGAGTACTTCAATCACGGATTGATGAAGTACTGAATGAGTGCGGCAGATTCAACTATGAACTTCCGCAAGAGGAAAATAACAAGGAAGATGAACACACAGAAGATAAAGAGGATAATTAACCAATCCCGCAATAGTATTCTACCCCCACAAAAGTTACTACCGAGTGAATTCGCCGAAACGCATTTAATACTTCCAGATGGTGCCTCAGCAGGCCAAAAGATTCGACTCTATTCCTTCCAACGGGAAATGCTAGATATCATTGATGATCCACAATACCGAAAGGTTGTATATAAAACATCAGCACAAATTGCGAAAACCACAATATTAAACTCAGCATTGTTTTACTGGATGTATACCGATTCGAGCAATATTGGTATTGCTCAAGCAACAGGTAATGAACTAAAGCAATGGAAAGCAGGAAAGATAGATAAGACGATTGAACAGGTTTCAGTACTTAATAATCTAATTACAGATAAAAATGATAAACGCTATGCCAATAACGCCAACCAGATACAATTACGTGATGGTAATTTTCTGTATTTCATGTCTCTTGGTAGTCCTAATCATCTTAGGGGAAAAACACTTAAACGGATAATCCTTGATGAAGTATCAGCGGTTGACCTTAATGATCCCGAAGGAAATCCAATTAGATTAGCGGAACAGCGTATTACTGATTTTGGAGCAGAAGGTAAAGTACTTATATCCAGTACTCCGACATTTTCAGGTGATGCGATTGATATTGAGTTTCAAAACTCCGATCAACGACATTTCCATGTTAATTGTCCTCATTGTCAATATGAACACGAGTTATTATTTGAAAACATCCAATTCGATTGGGAGCAAATCGGTAATAGGAAACTACCCGATTCTAAAACGGCAGTACTACATTGCCCTGATTGTCATGAACCAATCACAGAAGCCCAACGAATCAGGATGGTATCTAAAGGTAGCTGGGTTAAACACAGGCCAGAGATAACCGATACAGCGGGATTCTATATAAATCGCCTATACAGCCCTAACAGTACTATCCAAGATATCATTTCGGAATTCCGGTTGGCATGGTACGAATATAATAACCAATCTTTTTACAATACCGTTCTCGGACTACATTACTCCGAGCTACAGCAAGATCTTGAAATCATCAAACTTGAAAACCTACGTGATGATTCATTTGATATTGGAAACATACCCGATGAAGTACTTGCAATCTGCATCGGTGCTGATCAGCAGCAAGATAGACTTGAAGCTACTGTACTCGGATTTAATGATAAAGAACTCTTCGTACTCGGACATAAGATATTTTACGGTATTAACTGTGAAGTGAAAGGTGACGAGTCATTTGATCAGTTATTGGCATTCGTGAGATCAGACTTCCGTACAGTATCAGGACGCAAGGTTAAAGTACTTAAAGCATTCGTCGATTCTGGCAATGGACGAGCAACAAATACCGTACATGCCTTTTGCCAACGTGACCCAGTACTTGAACCTATTAAGGGTTCTGGTAGTCGTACAATCCCCATGTTTCAACAATCAACAAGTAAAGGTCAGACATTCTTCAATCTTAATGTCCATGAACTGAAAACATGGATTCGTTCACTCGTAATCAATGCCGTATCTGAAAACCCCGATGATGCACCGCTGAAAGTACTGTTCAGTCATGATCTGCCAGACGACTACTTTGAGCAACTTATAAGTGAAGAATTGAAACGTAAAGGTGATGGTTACTCGTGGAACCTTAAAAAGGGACAAAAGCGGAATGAAGCACTCGATTGTCTTGGTTATGCCCTTGCCTGTATGAAGTATTCACTCAGTAAATTAGGTGGGCAACCTTTTAAAGAATTACGCACATATGCGAGCAAACAAGAACAGAAAACAATAAATACTACAGAAACCAATACACCAACACCAGCTACGCCACTAAAACAACAAACACAATCACGGCGTAATTCAACAGGGAGATCATGGTTTGGATAAACAATTTAAAATTTATAAAGGTGAACCCTTCACCGTAAATATGCCAGCTAACAGTACTATCAGGGGGAAACCATTTAATATCAATTACACCGCAGGTGAAGAACATGAAGCGACATTTCAAACGGATGAATGGAGCGATAATCAAGTTTTAGTACTTTCAGATTCAGCAGGTCACATACTTGAAATCTATAATGTCAGCGTAGTAGATCCATTTGCCAGTACTGACCAATTAACACATCTTCGAGAACTACTTAACGATATTGATGCAGTTATTGATGCTCGTATAAAGAATGATAATTCACAATTGACTATCAACAATAAGACATTGATCCGTGAATCGCTAGAAGTACTTCTAAGATTGAAATCTGATACAACTGAAAAGATAAATAAACTAAAGAAGAAGATTAAGAATACAGGCAGTGAGCCATTCTTTAAATCTACCATATATTTTAGGTTTAAATAAACAGGAACGCACATAATACAGGAGGACACAAGGAATGTGGCCTTTTCAAAATAAAAATAATACACCACCACGAACGCATCAAACGAAAGCAAAACGCACTCGCTCATTAACACCGAATCGATTGATTCAAGAGATTAATAATTCTCGTACATTTGGTGATTCGATTGTGGGTATAACTAGTGAACGCTTGTCGTCAATGGGTGGGGCATATGGTAACTGGAACGTTAACCAAGTACTGAGACAAACGTTACCAAGTTTACGATCAGCGTGTCGCCACCTTTCAGTACAAAACCCGTTTGCAAAACGTTATGTCAGCCTATCAAGTAATCTTGTTGTTGGTGCAGATGGAATAACTGTCAGGCCAAGACCTCTTAGTCATGATGGTACAACAAATCAGGAGCTATCCGAACGTTTAGAAAAAGCATTTTATGACTGGTCAGAGAACGCAAGTGAGTTTTCTTTTGATGGATCTTTATCCATCGATTTGTTCCAGCAACTTGTGGAGCGTACAAGGGCAATTGACGGTGAATCCTTCATAATGATTCACCGAGATAGGCAATCAGTGAAGTTTAGTATCATTGATTCTTCTCGTATTCCAAGTACTAAAAATGAACTATTACAAAATGGTCATTTTGTCAGCAATGGCATTGAATATGATCAAGATGGTCGAGTACTTGCCTACCATATTGCTGATGTTCATCCATTGAATTACTCACTACAGGTAGCCTCATGTAAGCGTGTACCAGCCGATGAGATAATCCACTACTTCATTCCTGAATTCCCGAATCAACAGAGGGGCATTCCCGATCTATGTCCGTCACTGAAAGCACTACAAGATTACAACAGCTATATCGAAGCGACATTGATCGGTAAACGGATAAGTAGTTCGGCGATGGCTTTCATTAAAAATGATAGTGACAGTGGGTTACTTGATGAGGATGAAGAACAGCAACGGGAATACTTTGAGTACTTAGAACCTGGCTCTATTAAAGAGCTTGGACGTGGACAGTCAATCGAGACTATCAACCCAACCGCAGGAGTAGATAAGATCAGTGAATTCTCTGAAATTATCATGCAAACCATTGTGACAGGGTTAAGTACTACAAAGCAAAATCTCACTGGTGATACTGCTAATGCTTCATTCTCTGCGGCTAAAATGTCAGATCGAATACAACGCGATGGAATGAAAACCCGTAGTAATCTCATGATCTCGAAAGTACTAAAGACCGTTTATCAGGAATGGTTGAAAGTATTCATGATAAACACACTTAAAAACTTATCATTTAGCGATTTTGATAATATCAAAAATGCAGAATATATTCTGCCTAAACAAATATCTCTTGATCCAAATAAAGATGCTCAATATGAACAAATACTTGTTGATATGGGCGTTAAATCAAAATCCCAAGTTATTCGTGATTTAGGACAAGATCCAATTCGAGTATTTGAAGAAATCAATTCTGAAAGGGAAAGGATAAATAAAGAAGAGAATATAACAGTACAAGGAAGTACAACAGATGGAATTAAACAAGAAGAATCAAACGAGGGAGATAAACCTATCGAGTGATGATATTTCTGATAGGACGGTAATGCTTAGTTTTAGTTCTGAAACTCCGGTTAAACGTGAAATTAATGGGCAAACATACAATGAGATTCTTTTGCATGGAATGCAGAATGTGGATCTCAGTCGATTACAAAACGATGCCGCTTTACTATTCAATCATGACTTTGATTCACTGATTGGCGTGGTTGAGTCCGTAAGCATTGATACGGATAAAGTAGGTCGGGCGTTAGTTCGTTTCTCCGAATATGGATTAGGACAAGAGAAATACAATCAGGTACAGGAAGGAATCCTTAATAAAGTTTCTGTAGGTTACGAAATCAATGATTATGAATTTAGAAATAATGATTTATTAATAACTCGCTGGACTCCCTATGAGGTTTCATTAGTCAGTGTTCCAGCAGACGATAAAGTAGGTGTCGGTCGCAGTATTGAATCAGATGATGAAGTACTCGAATATATTAAAAATAACCCTGAACTGCTAAAGAAACTGCAAGAACATGAAGAAGAATCGGTTACTGACAATGATGTTAGTACTGAACCAACAGAAGAAAATACTAATGCAGATACTGATAACGAACAAGATACCAGTACTGAATCAGAAGAAATAAATAAAGAAGAAACACGTATCCATGAAATTAATTCAATGGGGAAAGTGTTCGGCATTGAACAACGGATTGTTCAAGAGGCAATAAATAATAAAAAGAGCGTTGAGGAATTCAAACGCCAGATGACATTCAAGGAAGAAATACAAATGGAAAACTTTTCCCTACAAAATACAATTCGTTCATTAATTACTGGTGAACGTGCCGCAGGAGAATATAACAATCATGGTGTTGTTTTACCTGTTTCTGCTCTACAACGTACCAGTACATCACCATCAAGCGGTGGTACACTAATTCAAAGTACTATTCAGTACGATTCATTTATTGATGTAGTTCGCCAAAATAGCGTATTGAAAAACTTTCCTGTGAAGATTTTCAGCGGATTAGAAGGTGATGGTAATCTTGAATTGCCAATGCTCTATGATGATTTTACGGCTGGTTCTGGTTTTGTTGATGAAGATACCGCAGCAGTTGATTCAAACGCACAATTCCAAAATATTGTTTTAACTCCCCGTACTTTCACTACTGGAGTTTATCTTACCAGATTACTACAGAAGAGTACCGCAGCAGCAGAGCGTTACTTAACTGAGACAATTATTTCTGGAAGTGCTGAAAAGATAGAGCGTGCGGTGTTCTCTAAGATCCTATCAGAAGCGATGAAAGAAACTATCAAAGTCGCAGACCTAACCTATGAACGTATCACCAAGTTGATCGGTGATATCGGTGATATGAAAGTATCCTCAGATAAACTTTCTATCGTTATGTCTCCAAGCCTAAAGGCAAAATTAAAAACTATTCATATCACACCAGAGCAATTCCTAATTGATTCTGATAATCGTATGTTAGGTATTCCTGTTTACGAATATGTTTTTGCAGCAGCAGACCGTGATCAATTTATTATTGGTGATTTCAGTCAGGTAGTACTTGCCGAATGGTCACAATTAGCAATTGACCGTGACGATACTACCAGCCGTGCAAAAGGTGGGGTTCATCTTCGTGTATTCGCAGATGTAGACTTCAATATTACTCGTCCTGAGTATTTTACCGCTGTCAAAGTGACCACGGCCTAATATGTCTGGGGCATTTAACCAAAATGATGCCCTAATATTACTGAATGCGTTTGGTGAAGATTTAGTACTGGATAATAAAACAATAAAAATAATCCACGAACAGGAAGAAATAATTTTTGAAGATACGATAGTACAGCAAAACTATTTCACTACACTAAGAGACTCAGTAAAGGTAGGGCAGCATTTTCACATTAACAGTACTGAGTATGTCATTGAGAATATTCAGGATGATTTATCAGGACTGATTAATGTGTACTACAGAAAGGTAAATTAATATGATGATGTATCAAATACAACAAACAATCACATCATTATTATTGTCTGAAAAGAATATAGTACTTAACAATCCATTCAAAAGACAACTACAGGATGGACAACAATACACCTTGTTTATTGGCGATATGATTGAAACTTACACGCCAGTCAAAATGGGTAATCACATTCAGGCAGAGTTGAATATTGATATCGTCATTGTGGGTACTGATGAAATATTGAATAACAGTACTCTGATTGATGTACTTTCAGTTATGAATTCACAACAATTAAAAATCGCATTGATTGAAGAAAATGTAAATGCATCCAGTATTAACCATGAATCTACTGAACGTGTGATATCGGATGACAGTACTGAACTGTATGAATCAAAACGATGTGTCTTTAAATTAATCTACACATATTCACAATCTAAGATAAATAATGATGAACAAACAGGTGAGTAACGGATTACTCACTATTAATAAAAGGATTTTAAAATGGCAATGGATATTTTCGCAGGTGCGAATATTAAAGTTGAACTAGGCACAGCAGGAAGTACAGTATCAAGTACTTTTGAGGTGATTCCAGAGATCGGCGTTTTTCCAACAAGTGGTTCAGAGAGCACAGTGATTACCGTAAAGTCGTTTAATTCAACATTCGACAGAAAACTTTTAGGATCTCGTCAAGTTCCAGATATTACTCTGAGTGTTAGCTGGCTTCCTGATAACGCAGTACACGCGAAACTCCTACAGGCAAGTGAGAATCAAACTCGTGTACAAGTACGTATTACCTACTATGAGAATGCAACCAATACTACTGGATATTCAGTTGTGTACAATGGATTTATTTCAAAAGATACCGTGACGGGTGATAAAGACCAAGCCGTTGTTCGTGAATTCACTCTTGCGGTCGATGGTAAAGCAGTAGAATCAAAAGTACTAACAGGTGAATAATATGAATTTTCAGGAACTCATCACAGTACTTGGTATCAAAAATCATAAATTTGAAATTGAAGGTATTGAACTATACATTCGTTTACCAACATTACTTGAATATGCTGAATGTGATACTCAGATTAAAACCATAATGAATTGTATCGTTAATGTTGATGGTAAAAAAGTATTCAACAGTGAAGAAGAAGTAAACCAACTGGATTTTCAGTACTACACAAAAATCTATCAGAAGATTAATGAACTATTGATTGAAGCAATGTCAGATATGGAAAAAAAGTAAAAGGCGATCCTGTCTTACACTATGCATTAAAACAAATAAACAAAAAGGGCATGGGATATGAGGAAATCATGTCCATGCCCTTTTTGATTTATCAGTACTTAATGGTTCTTGATGCACTTATTGAGCCATCGGGTGGTTATATTGAACAATTACGGCATGGACAAGTACTATCCGCCATATATATGGCGAGTGGTCATGTTGGTAAGAATGACTATGACAAATTCACGCCTTTAGTACTTGCTGATATGAATGGTTTGATTTCAGGGAAGACACAGGAAGAACTAATACAGGATCGCAAAAAAGAAAATCATAATAAAATAATGTCATTGTTTGACATTAAGGAAAATAGCGATGGCAAACAATAATCAATCCATGAATTTTACTATTACGGGTAACTCTCAGGGACTTGTTAATGCGTTAAATCAAGGTGGAAATGCGTTTCAACAATTTGGCAATAATGCCGGAGGTATCTTAGGCCAGCTATCGGGCAATTTTACGTCAATGACCAGCGGCGTGATGGGATTATCCGGTGGTCTTGTTGGATTCGCGGGAGCGGCGGGTTTAGTTGTTGGCGGCTTAGCAACATTGATATCAGGAAGTGCCGACTATGCCAATCAACTGAATGAGATATCACGTAATTCAGGCTTAACTGTCGAAGACCTGCAACGTCTACGTACTCTCTTTCAGGGGCTTGGTCTTGATGTTGAGAAATTTGGTGATTTGAACCGTGATGTACTCGACCACTTAGGGGATGCGTTCAGGGATGGTTCAGGACCGGCAGAAGATATGAAAGCCTATGGGCTACAGCTCAATGAATTCAATCAGTATCTGAACAAGCAAAATGGCGGGATTGAGGCATTAACTCATGCCTACTACAAACTACGTGATGCAGGTAAATCAACCGCAGAAATCACAAACATGCTTGAAACATTGGGTTCTGATGGTTCCAAACTGGTGGATGTGCTGAGGCAGTATAGCAACCAGCAGGATTTCCTTAATGCACTACAGAAACAGCATGTTGGCCTGACAAACGATAACGCCCGTGCGTACCGTGATTACGAGAAAAATGTACAGGCACTGAGTGAATCATTCAGTACATGGAAGGCTAATGCGTTGGCACCTACTGTCATTGAGATCACTAAACTATTCGACCTTTTGAACAAGGACTGGACGGGTTCAGATTTCAGCGAAATGTTACGCCAGTTTTGGTATGGCGGTGATACCGCTATCGCCAAGTTATTCCGAAAGCTAGATGGTGTTCAGGAATTGGGGTACTCAATTGATGTAACAACCCGATTAGATAATCAGGCTAAGGATTTACTCGATTTCGTTAATAACAATACTAAAAAGCCAGAAGTAACACCAAAGGGTGGATGGGTTAATCAGGAGCAGGAACGAGCAAAGGCAGAAGCCGCAGCCAAGAAAGCCGCAGCAGAGGCCGACCGCCTTAAGCTGAAACAGCTACAGGCACAGCGGGAAATACAGAATCAAATGTCACAGATTGGCATCAGTGATTCAGCCGTCCGTATCCAGCGTTTCAATTACCAGTACGATGAAATGGAGCGTAAGTTAAAAGAAAACGCCAAAGTAACAGGGCTAACTGAACAGGAAACGACTGAGTTATTGACCAAGCAGTATGCAGCACGTAGTCAGGCATATAAGCAAATGGTTGATGAAATGATCAAGGAAACTGACCCAGAGAAACTACAGAAAAATCTGGCTGCGATTGGGGATAATCTCAGTACTGAACAGCGTTCAGATCTCTTAAAGAATATGAATAAGAACGCTGGCATTGATCGGGATGATAGTAATCCGTTTGATACGCGTGGCATGGGACTTGATTTAGATGCATTACAGGAACAGTACAATAACGAGTTAATACTTAACAATCAGTTACTGGCGAATAAGACATTAAGCCTTGAGCAGTACCTTGAACGTAAGAAACAGCTTGAGGACAAATATAATCAAGACAGTATGGATCTGATGGTTAATCAGACCAACGCTCAACTTTCCATGATGGGAGGAATGGCGAACTCATTAGGCACGATTCTGTCAGGTGCCTTTGGTAAACAGTCTGGTGCTGCGAAAGCCGCTTTTGCTGTCAGCAAGGGATTAGCGATAGCAGAATCCATGATAGCGATACAGCAGTCAGTAGCAAAGGCGATGGCGTTAGGCTGGCCTATGGGGATCGCGGCAGGTGCTCAGGCATTGGCACAAGGTGCAAGCATTATCAGTACTATCAAAGGCACTACGGTAGGTCAGGCACATGATGGTATAGACAATGTACCCAATACGGGAACATGGAACCTTGAAAAAGGGGAACGTGTTGTTGGTGCCGCTTTGAACCAAGACTTATCACGATTCTTGAAGTCTTCAGATAATAGCAGTACTGGAAATATTGAAATTAACGCACCGTTGATTGTTCAAGGTTCTGGTCAGCTTACAGATGCTGAATTCAATCGGATGTTATATAAACACCGTGACTCGTTGTCACAGGCATTACGCCAATCGCAGCAACGAAACACTTAATGGTTGAGAACTATTCTCATTAATGGGCACACCCCCCTATTAATAGATCTTTAATATAATGATCATAGGGTGTGCCCACTAATCATACTTAAAATGCAGTTAATAGAGATGTGGGTGGGCAGTACCCTCCAATAAAGCAGACAGTACTGGTACAGCAACTATACCAGTACTGTTTAGATTATAGAGCAGGTATCTTTGAATTCTTACTGCGTATTAAAGAAAATACACCAGACGATTGCTGATAAATGTTGAGAAACTCTTTCTCCATAAGAGATATTTCACCAAGGGATGTCATTAATTCACTTGCTGACTTATTTTCTAAGTTAATTGCCATACGTTTAAATCTTCGGATAGCATTGTAATATCGTACTAAAGCAGCATTTTCAGAAGATTCAAGAATGCTCAACTTATCTAAGTAAGCATTATATATGTCATCGCTTATATAGTTTGAAAGAGTGATCAGATTCTTGGATTTATTAACAGGATCTTCAGGGAGTTCAGCACAAAACAATAAATTATCTAATGCGTCATCTCGTCTTCCCGAAGTGGTTAATGTTAGAAGATTGAATTTAATTTCTGATGCAAGCATTAATCGTATGTTACTTTTAGTGTTTTCTTCATTTTCTCTTGCCTTTTGAGAGTCAAAAGCTATTGTGGAAGTGAAAATAATCAAAGGTATTACGATTGAAACTATTTGCCAGTTAACTTTTTTAAAATATCTTTTGAAAATGAACCAATAAATATATGCTTTTATTTTTAGGCTGCTACTCATGTGTAAGTCCTGTCTTTACATAAATTTCACAAAGGTAGGTAGCACTGAATTCATCCAACTACACACCACACACCGAATCCAGTACTACCCCCATAAATACTACATGATAATAATAACAATAAGGAAGTTATATTATGGACAATTTTTTAATCAGTAGTTTTGTACTGTCTGATAATCAACCCATGTATAAAAATCAGGCCAATTCAGGCCGTTTGATTCAACGTTCAACGGGAATTCAGTACTTTGATATTAGTTTTCAGGTAAGTTTAAATATTGAAGATAGATTGAAGTTTCAACAATGGATTGCAGAGTATAGTCAGGGGAAACCGTTTGAAATGTCTCTTGGGTGGTATTCAATGTATAACGGCATCCAGAAAGACACAGTAACAGTACTGAACGCCGCCAATAAGAATACCTATAAAATAACCTGCGATTCCGATCTTGAAGTGGGTACATTGATTCAGTTCTCAGGCCATAAGAAGATTTACCGAATCATTGCTAATGATGGTGAAAATCTATCGATATTCCCTAACCTACGGCAATCAGTACAGGAAAATGAAACAATCAAATACAACGATATTAAAGGTACTTTCATCCTAAATGTTGATAAGAACCAATATCAGTACAAATCGGAGAAGGTATTGCAACAGACGTTCACAGCGGTTGAGGACATTACATCATGATAATCGATGAATCACTACTCACCAACACGGACTTACTAGAGTACTGGAATCTTACCAGAGGACACAATAAAACCCGCCTTACGGAACAAGAAATCTATTCAATGGGAATCGTTGTTAAATGTGTTGATGTTATACCTGTTAACAGTTCCGTATTTTTTCTAACGGATGCTTATGTAGATATTGAGGCCAATGGTGTTACATATATCTCCAGCCCTGATTTCCTTGATTCAAGTTTCAGTACTGTAACAGAGAAGAAAGACATCAATAATAACGGTACGTCATTCAAAGTATCGAACGTTCAGCAATCATACCTCTCAATGGCTCTAAATGGCGTTTTGAACAATGCAAAGGTTCACATATACATGAGCATTCTTAACCCCGCCAATGGCCTTGTAATGTCACACATACGCTATTTTACGGGGTATATCGATGGGTTTAGTACTGATATTAATCCACTTGAGGGTAAGAATGAGCTAACTATCAATATTAATAGTACATGGAAAAAGTTAGATCAGACACAGCGAGTACTATCCAGTACTTCAGTACATCAATCGGTTCATAAAGGGGATAAGTTCTTTGATCTTATCGGTGTGGTACAAAGCAGTCAGATATGGAAATCCTAAAATATATTCAAAGTCTACTCAATCAGGAATTACTCTACGGTATTAACGATTGTCATATCCTTGCCCTCACAATAATTGATATCAAGTTAGGAACAGAATATAGAGATATCTATTACGGAAAATATGATAACCCTAAGTCCGGTTGGTTATATTCCAAGAATACCGCATACCCAACATTACGCGATCTACTAAATACTGTAGGAATTAAACACGCTATTCCAAGTAATGGATGCATATTACTCACGGGTAATCATGCCAGTACTTATTGGAATGGGAAGGTTTTAGTACTCAATAACAACAAATACGAATTAGCACATTTCTGTTCATTGGATGAATGGGAGATTTATTATATAGGAAAATAAAGTATGGCAGTAGCAGCAGTAGGGGCTATTATCGCTGGTTTGAGTGCCGCAGGAGCAGCCTACGCAGCATCATTAACAATGGGATGGATTATTGCGGCAGGTGTAGCAGCAGCGGCAGCCTCTTATCTTGCCTCTTCAATGATGATGAAAGTGGGAGACTTAGGTAATACACAGTACTCAAGCACATCAAGCCAATCATCACGTTCAACATCGCCAAGTACGGGTATCCCGATTGTATATGGTGGGGAACATGATGCATTGATTAAGACCGGTTCAATTATTGCGTGGCAGAATGTTCAAAATGATCAGAGTAATTACCTCTGTACTGTCCACTGCATCAGTATTGGTGAGATCGATAATTTCATTAATCAATTGTACTTTGACAATGTGGCAGTACTTGGAACGCCGATTACGCAGGAAGGGATTGTTTCTTCCGGCTACATCAAAGAACGTTTTAGACCATATCTACAGTTAGAAATACGCTTTGGTCGCAACCAATATGATGATTCAATGTCACTTGCAAAACAGTATGGTGGTGAACGTTGGACTGATGAAATGCGAGGCGATGGACTTGTTACCATCACTTCTGTCATTCGCAAGACACAAGACAGCCAAATTGATGGCATTTTGGTTAATTATAATTATGCTCTCGCCGTTGAAATTCGTGGTCGTAAGATTAATGATGTTCTGACTAATACGATTAAAACGTCTTCAAATCCTGTATCAATCCTCACCGATTATATTACGGATAATTACTTTGGCTTAGGCATTGATCCAGCAGATATTGATACAGACAGTTTTCGAATAGCAGCACAGTACTGTGAGAATAATCAATTAAGATGCAATGGGACTATCAGTTATGATAAATCATTTAAGCGTAATATAGAGTCGATCTTACAGACATTTGGTGGCGTACTCTATCAGTCTGGAAGTAAATTTAAGATTGCTCTGGATGTTGCCGATTTGTCAGTAGCATCTTTCAGTGAAGATAATATCATTGGTTCAGTACAGTTGAACTCAGGAAGTCAAAACGAGTATTACAATTGTATTGATGCATCCTATACCAATCCAAATAATGACTATGCCAACGATGTTATACGTTTCCCAAGTGATATTATGGAATCCGGTATTCTTGTCAAAGATGGAACTATCAAAAAGAAAGATGAGGACTACCTATTAGTACAGGATAAAGTACAATTGGCTAAATTGGTCAATCCAGAGATTTTAAAATCCAAGTATGTTAATAGTACCATCCAGTTTAATACCTATGATGCATTGAATGTTTCAGTATGGGATGTTATCACCGTCACCTATGATGAATTAGGCTATGTTGATAAGAAATTTAGAGTAGCAAGTAAAACACTACCATTCTCCGCAGAACAAATCGGCCTATGCCAATTATCATGTGTTGAGTACTATGATGAAATCTATGAAGGTACTGACACTGGTATATTCCCACAGGATGGATTTAAAACTAATCTACCTGATGCAAGTACGGTAATCGCTCCTGCCAATATTCAAGTAGTTAAAAAAGGCACTTCATCGAATGGGAATATTGTTACTATCACATGGGATCATAGTACTGATCATAATCTTGCTGGATACTATGTAAAATATCGTGAAAGTACTTCAAGTAGCTGGATTGAAATTGGTTCAGTAAACAAATACACCTCATCGTTTGAAATATCATTACCAACAAATCGTGCTTATCAATTTTCCGTACAGGCATATAATAATTTAGGCTATGTTTCAGCACTAATCAGTACTGGAAATATAATTCCTGAATACAGTTTTAGCCTTCCATCAATTACAGGATTGAGATTATTAAACTCAACAACCAGTACTTTGATTACAGATGCACAGGATTTTCGTTTTCAATGGGATGATCAAAGTCATTTGGTCGTGAATGGTAAAAAATTCAGTGACTACTTCAGATACTACGAAGTCAGATTATACAATGGCAGTGCTTATATTAAATCATTCATTGTTACATCAACGAGTTTTGATTTAACTCATGATTTGAATACTGCCGGACGCAAACCCACTATTGGAATTATTGCTCATGGATTTAATACAGGAACCTATTCCGCAGAAGTTAAAGTTACCGTAGAGAATAAACAACATACCATACCATCAGATGTATCTGTGAAAGGTGGTTTTGGTAGCCTATACATTTCATGGGCTAAGAGTACTGAAAGAGATTACGCAGGCACACAGATTGCTATTGTTGATAGCACAAATAGAAGCACCGTAACGAATACTACTGAAAGCGAATTTACAAGTATTAATCTCGATGATGGTACATATAAAATTCGAGTGGGACATTATGACGTATTTGGTACTGATAATATCATATTCAGCACCGAGCAAACTGTTACTATTAAAAGTGACTATCAATTCTTACAGGAAGATGTAAACAACATTCAGGACTTGTTAGATCTGAGTGGGGAACTATCAACAGTACTTGATAACGCTAAAGGATATGCAGATGAGCAGATGGCTAATGCTATCCAAACAGCAAATACCAATACCACAACTAAGATCGCACAGGTTAAGAGTGAGGTAATCACTGATACGGGAAATAAAATATCAGCGAGTGAGGCAAAATTAACAACGTCATATACAAATGCAGATAGTGCGTTAAATCAGAAAATCACCACATTAGAAACATCAACGAATAATAAAATATCAGATACAAACAGTAAAATCACAACATTGGAAAAAACAGTAAGTGATGGTGATAAAGCTAACAGCACGTTAATTACTAATTTAGACACTAAGTTTACAGGTCAGATTAATACGGCAAACAGTAATATAACCAATATCAATAACACGATTGTTACACAAAGCACTGCTAATGCCACGCAATTTAATCAAATACGTAGTGAATTAAATGGCAACTTGTTTATAAACCCGAATGCTGATTCTTCATTATCTAATGGGTTTCAAGGTAATGCGGTTATTGTTGGTGATCCATCTCCGCCAGATGCACCAACTACTAATGTGTATAAGGTTTCTGGTCGTGATGCTATCGGTACAAAAGCTATTCCTGTTACGGGTGGTGATACTTTCAATCTCAATATGTGGTGTGTTACTGACCTTCCAAATGTTGCACCCGTAGGAATTGGATTATATGTTTACGATAAGAATAGTAACATTGTTGGTTTTTATTATGCGGTCAGAAGAGCAGCAAATAACATATGGATGAAAATTGAAGGTACTGTAACAATACCTATTGGTGGTTCACATGCTCGTGTATGGGTTCAAATAGATCAAGGTCATTCAGGCAGTAATCATTGGTATGTAACGGGTGTTCAATGCAGCAATGCTAACATCTATAATAAGATTAATGCCAAAATTACCCAATTGAACAGTACTATGGCTACAACAGATCAAGCTAATGCTACTGCCATCAATCAAGTACAGACTAATTTGAATAATAATACTGCGACAGTTAATACAAAGATTGATACATCAATCAATACATTGACTAATAATATTAACAGTACCTATTCATTAACTGCTCAATCTAATGGTGTAGTCAGTGGTATTAAATTAGTGGCTAACTCTGGTGCTAGTATAAATAGTGCTATCTATTTTGTTGCGGATAAGTTTGTTGTTTCTCCAAGTGCTAGTACTGCTAATGCTAAGAGTCCGTTTACCATTGATAGTGGTGTGGTTTATCTAAACAATGCGATGATAAAGAATGCCTCAATTGGTACAGCACTTATCGCTGATGCAAGTATATCAAATGCTAAGATCGTTAATGCAAGTATAAATACTATCAAGATACAAGATGGAACTATAACTAATGCCAAGATTGCAAATGGTCAAATAAATAGGGCTAAGATAACAGATTCACTTCAATCAGATAACTATGTTGCTAATCGTTCTGGTATGTCCATTGATTTTAAAAATGGTTCTATATCTATAAATGGCAATAATAGTAATGGTCGAATGAAAATAGATAATAATAGCATTCAATTAATAGATTCATCTGGAAGGGTTTTATTAGAAATGGGAATTGGATAAAAATGAGTAATCCTTATTTACGGGTAAGTTACCCAAATTATAACTATACAGTAGATATTTTGCAGGATGATATTACTCATATAGTTGATAGTTTTTTTACAAATGGTGTTTTAACACAACGTCAAATCCCCCCTGAGTATGTTACTCAGGGGAGTAAATTTTATGCGATTATAACTCAAAGCCCTTATTCTCTTAATAATGTGTCTGCACTAGTTACTAATGTTCAAATATCTGCCAGTGGTCTTATTTCATGGCAATATTCGGGGGCAGCTTCAACTATCCCTCAAATAATAATTATTAGGGGCTGATATGGCAGGAGCTTATATTAAGAAGAATGGAGAGATATTAGGTCGATTAAGTAGTCAGTGTATGGTGCTTGAAGCTATATATTCAGATCAGAATGCAATTAGTACGCCAACTGTTACTCATGTTTGTCAGTACCCTATCAATGATGTTGGATATACTTGTTTTTCATATGTGGATAGTAGTTATTCTTCAAATGTTGAGCTTTTCGGCAATGGGAAGAGACATCCTGTAGGTAGTGCTTCAGCTATGACATATTATAATTTAACCGATAATACTATAACTGTTTGTCCGTGGTATGAAAAACAAAAAATAGCGATTTTTAGAAAAATAATGCCAAATGATGCTATACCTAACAATGGTGTCTACTTTAATTTATATAATGAAAATGGGGGGTTGTTCTTCACTTTATCAAAACCACCACTAATACTAACTAATTCTATACAGCTAACTGATAATCAAATACATAAAATTGGAAATGACAATATCAACTATCAATTGAATGCTAGTAATTTAATGTGTTGTTTATCAACTCTTGGCGTTACTGATTTTGGTTTCTTTCGTTCATTAAGAACACCACTGGCGTTCAATGACTGTATAATATCTTTTGGTCAATTAATGGATTTTGGTGGTGAAGGTACTAGGACATATACTAGAAATGTTCTTTTATCTAGAAGAATTTAGATAAATACAGATAGTAGAAAATAATAATAACAGGAACTAATAATGGATGTCACAATAGCAATTATATTGTGTGTCGTAGGTGTGCTTGGTTTTTTCTGGACGTTATATAGAGATAAGAAACGTGACGGTGAAACACTCACTGATCGCGTGATTAAACTTGAGTCTGAAACTGCTCTTGTGAAACAAAGTATCAGTACTTTGAAAACTGAACAAGAAGCACTAAAAGATAACCTTGAGAAACTCGAAGAACAACTAACACAAATAAATCAGAATATCGTAAGGATTTTGACAATACTCGACAAGTAACAGGTGGCCTCATTGTAGGCCACTTTTTTTTGTTTCTCCATAAATAGATGTATAGAAATCATTATGGAGAAAATACAAATGGATTTGTATGAAAAATTAAAACAGTATGAAGGTACTAAAACCTATCAAACAAAGTTGGGATATTACAGAGATAATAAATTCAGAATTTATAAAGATCATCTTGGCTATGAAACTATCGGATATGGACATTTGCTCGTTGGAAATGAAAAACAGACATTCAAGAATGGCATAACAGAAGTTGAAGCTGATTTATTGCTACATGCAGATATCCAGCGGGCAAAGCAAGATGTTAAAAAGTTGAACATTAAGGTTCCAGTAGATTCACGTTGGAATGATTTTATCGTGATGATGGTATTTCAATTAGGTTTAACCAAAACACGAGGGTTTAAGAAATTCCTTGCTGCGTTAAGTACTGGAAACTACGCAACAGCAATTATCGAAGTGAAAGACAGTCTTTGGTACAGACAAACACCAAATCGTGTAGATGACATGATTGCTTATGTTGTTAGAGGGTGATTCATGGACTGGATAATGTATAACCCTCAAGACTGGTCATTGGATGATGTACCGGAATATGCCGCTTTTGTCTATCTAATAGAGTTCCCTGATTCTGGTGAGTACTACATTGGTGTGAAACAAACATATCAGAAACTCAAGCATATCAATCAACGTAAGTCTGATACGAAGGAAAGTAACTGGTCTGTATATAATTCAAGCTCAAAGACAGTAAAACAGTACATTGAAGATGGTGAATATCATACCAAGAGAATTCTATGGTGTTTCCCCACAGTACAGGAAGCGGCGTTGGTTGAAACTGCGTTAATCAGTATCTTCGGATCAGATAGTCAATGTCTCAATAAGGCAATTATGACTAAAACTCGTTTGATTAAGAATAATGGCAGTACTACGAAGGTTATTCAGGAGATACTTTCATGGCTAATATAAATGGCAATTGGAATGTTAATCCCCCAAACGTTGCTAATCAATCAAATCGGAATGGTCAAAAATGGGGTTATCAATTTAATAGTGAATTAACCCGTAGATCTAAACTCATATCAGAAAAGATACAGAATGATATCAGTACTAAGGCAAAAGGTGGTGCCGTTGGTTTCACGCAGAAAGCGATTAGATTTACGTCTAATAATAGTCGTTCATCAAATACCGTTTATAACAACATTACAGTACAGAGAAATCAGGCGAAGTACTTACGTTTCGTATTGGGTAGTAGTGAAAGAACTGGTGAGAAAATTATTCCTACTGCTAATGCAAAACTGACAAAGGAAGGGAATATACAGGGATTACGCCCAAGATTGAAATCGGGACGTTATAAGACCGTTGAGAAAGGTGGACGTAAATACATCATTGATACTAAAACACCGAAACGTAAATCACGTACAGAACGGGTTATTGGTGTTATTGCCGCTCGTAAGAGAAAGCAACTATTCGATTTTTACAAACAAAGTAGCAAGTACGCAACACAGGAATTCAACAATATGAAAGGGAGTTTTACGTTTAGATGGAACTAAATGAATACATCAATCAGTTTCCATGCTACCCGCATGAAGAACTACAGAACCAGCAATTACACGGAGTAGTACCGTGTTCAACGACATATCCCTACGACAAGATTTATGCAACTCACAAACTCATTAAGAAGAAAGTACTGAAAGATGGTGGTGATCTACTGGCTATCAGTTTTCTTAAAGGGTCAGAGCCACGGTTAGGCGTAGGAGATAAAACACAATGGGAGATATCAGGAACTGTTCATGACGTTCAAGTACTCATGTCCTTCCCATTACAACATAAAGGATATCGGGCGTGGTGTTACATCGTCCAGCAGGAACGGAAACAGGAGGCAGTAAATGTTATGGATAACGACGATCATTGATTTGGTCAAAAACGGGATTGAGCACTTTACCAAGAGATCTCAAAGCAAAGATGAGCTACAGGCACAGAACAGTCATGAGCAGAATCAGATCACCCTTGAAGAAACACGTAAGGGCTTCACATGGCGTCAGGGGCTAGGTTGGGTACTTACGTTCATTGTTCTCTGGAACTACGTCATGGTGCCATTGTTGGCATTGATGGGCGTTGTTCTACCAGTGTTGCCTTTGGATGAAGTATGGAAAGTGTTGTTAGTACTAATCGGTAGTTAG